TTGCAAATTCCTGGCTTATTCAAGCTGGAGAACGCGGCTCCTCCCCTGTCTGAAGACAGGGGTTTCCGCCGCGTAAGGTTCTATGGCCGGCGTACCAACAACGACACAGCAATCCCCACAGCAATCTCCTAAGTCCAAGAAAGGCCGGAAGTTGACGCCCGAGGAACTGCTTCGCAGGCCCTGGGGCTTAATGCGTTGTCACCAGGAAGACTGTGACGTTTGCAACAAGTTTCTCGGCACGCCCGGCCTCATGCAGGTGCGCAACGCCTACCTGTGTGGCTTGTCGTCCAGCATAGTCTGCATGATTTTTGACCTTGACCCGAAGACATTCCGCAACCATGCCTGGAATGTTGGGTGGTCACGTAGGGGCCGTGGCTTTAGCGAGGTGATTCTTACGAAAGACACACTCGCGCTTATGGCCATGAAACGGTACGAACGTACCATGCCCTTTGCTTCTGGCAACTCTGCAGATCGCGCCCTTGAGGCTCTGATTAAACTCGGTGGCTTTGGCGACAAGGTACAAGTTGAAAAGCGTGTATCGGTATCTTGGGAGCAAATGGTACAGGGTTCACGCCGTCGCCCCTTCCGCGACATTGACGACGACGAGGTTATTGAAGTGACCCCGGTAATCCTTGGGGATCATGACGATGCGGCTGAGCGTCCCACGACTCATTAACGACTTTGACTATTACTGTCGCAACCTTCTTTATATTAAGTCCAAACAGGCAGGCACCGTCCCTCTTCGCTTTAACAGCATTCAGCAGATCCTATATTACGGCGTCAACGAAGAGCAGAGACGTGCGGATCGTCGCTTCCACCATACGATCTTGCGCAGAGGGTGGGTCGAGTATGAGCGAGACAGGCGTCCCCTGAGACAATATATCCTGAAAGGGCGTCAAGAGGGGATATCGACCATAAGCATGGCGCGCCTCTTCCACAAAGCCCACGTCTCTCCAGCTACCAACTCGCTTATTGTTGCCCATGATGATGATGCAACAAGCACTATTTTTGGCATGAGCCGCCTGTTCTTCAATTTTTTGCCTGAACAGGTAAAGCCGGCGATTAAGATTTCCAACTCCCGCGAATTACTTTTCCAGGAACCTCGTGGACCTGGAGGACTCAATTCCTGGATCAAAGCCCAGACGGCTGGCTGGAGAGACATTGGCCGTGGAAAGACGATCCACCATCTTTTGTGTGATGAGATCGCCATGTGGCACGACCATGAAACTGCCACGGACGGTTTGTTCGAGGCAGTGCCAGATATTGGGGATACAACAATTCTGTTGGTCACCACGCCTCGTGGCATTGGTACGTGGGCGTACAACGTTTGGCAAGCGTGCAAAGCGGGGGAGTCCGACTTCGAGCCGGTGTTTCTTCCCTGGTATCTGCATGACGAGTACCGGACTAAAGTCCCCCCAGACTTCGAGTTTAGCCGAGAAGACTACGATTTCAAGGAAGAATACGGTCTCGATTGGGAGCAGACCTACTGGTACAAACGAAAGCTTCAGCAATTTGAACTGAAGCATCCAGGTCGCGGCTTACGATACCTCCAGCAAGAATATGGGATGAACGACTTCGAGTGCTGGCAATCCGCTGGCCACTCGGCGTTTCCCGACTCCGTACTCGAATGGATCTACCGTAACCACGTCTCCGCTCCGGAGGCGGAATATGAGGTCATCAACAAGCGCATCGTACGATCCCCTGGGGGACGGCTGCGCGTATGGGAATTGCCTAAGCCCGGAGTGCAGTACGCTATTGGGGTAGATACGGCTGCCGGCGTCGGCGGAGACTTTAGCGTCATTTGCGTCGTTGCGTATCCTGGCTATCGGCAAGTTGCCGAATGGGCCGATTGTTGGACCAATCCTAAGGCATTGGCCGATATCATTGCTCCGATTGGAAATTGGTACAACGAAGCCATTGTTGCCGTAGAAATAAACGGCAGTGGCCTCATGACCAATACCATTTTGTGGGAGCAGTACACCAATCTGTACCGCTGGGAAGTGTTTGATAAGCGTCGGAATGCCGAAACGGAAAAGCTCGGCTGGGAGACGACCTACAAAACCAAGGAGCTTTTGGTTGACCACGCCAATTCTCTCTTGACCCAAACCCCACCTCAGGCCGTTGTGCGTAGCGATCAGGTTCTCTCTCAAATGAAGGGGTTCCGCGCTTCAGGGACAGCCAGCGGAATGACCGTATTTGAGTCATCTGGGCATGACGATCATCTCATGGCCTGGCTGATCGCCATGATGTGTTGCTGGCGAAAGATTGCCAAGTACGATCAGGGCGAGGATAGTAGCTTGCTCGATTCCAGGTCGAAAATTCCAGACGATCAGCCATATTTGTACGATTCAAAAGTGTTTGAAATTCTTAACGGTGAAGCTATTCGCAAAGAGCAGTACAACGACTGGATGGCATACTAGGACATGTGCCATCCGGGTAGAGTAGGAGTTTTGCATGCCACGTAAAATGACGCCCCCACCCGAAAATTCTGTATTTGAAGATTCTGGATGGGGTGAGGCCCCTGATTCGCCTCACAGTGAGCAGCCTACGGAAACAACCGCAGCTTCGGCAAATACGGAACCAGCCACCGCCACAAGCATTGATTGGTTAGGGGAGCCAAACATCACGGTTCCCGAGGTTCCCAATGTGCCGGCAGAACTGGCTTCCAATGGCAGCCTAAACGTAACCACAGAACGACCACAGGCTGATGTTGCAGTTTCGGACGTATTCGCTACGCGAAAGCAAGCTGAACCATCCGTTCCCGCTTCGTTTAGCACTGAGTCGTTGGTGCGTCTTGTTATGGCCGGTCTGAACTCAGAAGCGGAAGCAGCGGATCGGATTCGCGAGGAGATTTCACTTGAGCAAGGCGCCCATAACTTACTAGATCAAGTAGACAAGCGCTACAAAGACCAGCTACAGGCAATTGCTGCTCGCATGGATGTGCCAGTGTGGAATCTCATTTGTGGCATTATTTCACGGATGGGTGACCAGGGCACGCTTGCCGACGTTGCGCTTGACCCCTCCTGGCGCGGACGCATTATGAACTCCCGTATGCCGGAATTTATGCTGTGTGAAGGGTGCCAGCGTTCATTCCGCCCAGAGCGGTTAGGGCAGCGATACTGCTGCACGCCATGTGGGAAGATCGCGAGCGGGTACAAAGACCAGCTGCAGGATCACTCGCTTGAGTGTACTACGCATACAAGGGCGGCACATGCTGCTGCTTAACGACATTCTTCGGCAGGTTGAAAGCCAGGCGCAGGCCACCTTATCCATAGCGGCGTCCTTCGGCATCTTCTATGGCGTATTGTTACGGACAATCATCCTCTACGGAGGTCTCCCTAAAAACGCCGCTGTTGAGGTAGCCTCGCAGATCATGAAGGATCTGATTGCCTCCAACAAGCTAGACGCGCTTCTGTGGCCAGAGAATGTTGAGACGCCAGCGGAGGCAACCACGTCCAGTCAGGACGCCTCTTTTAATGCCGCTGCTCAGGCTGCTGGGCTTACAAAGGACGAGGCCGATCTGATTAGGAACTTGCAAAACGGCAGGATACCTGGAGTCGATCCAGGTCTCGACGAGAATGTGATCGCCCGGACTGATGAGGACCTCTACGAGCAAGAGCGACGCGAGGAAGACTTCGGCGCTTTCCCGCTGAGTGGGTTTGGCGACGGGGCGCGCATGCCAAACATTTTGCGCCCACAGGAATCTGACCAAACAACGTGACCGCACCGTTTGATTCCGCAGCCCTGAATAACTACCTGGACAATTTAATCAGTGAAAGTAGGCAAGCGACTCGCGACCTTGATAAAAATCTCGAAGAAGACTTGCGGTTTTTCCGCGGGGATCAGTGGACAAACCGCATCCCCCGACACCGCATTCCGTTTACCGCAAACTACATTGGGGTAACTGTTAAGCGTATTACGGGCTTGATGACGGATACGAAGCCCACGATTGACGTTAAGGCACGAAAGAAGGGGTTGGAAAAGCTTGCGTCTGAACTCATCGCGCCGGCGATACGGGCAAACTGGGATGAGCAGTCGTACCATCAAAAGTTTGCCAACGGCGTATTGCCAATCGCGCAAATCTTCGGGCGTTGTCCAGTCAACATATGCTACGACTCCAGTTTGGACGGAGGGTTAGGCGACATTACTATCGAACCTATTGACCCCCGCAGCTTCTTTTTAGACCCCACGATTACACGGGCAGTTGATCTGGATAAGGCAGAATATGCCGGCTTTCGCACTGTCATGCCCTTACGCCTCATCCGCAAGCTCTTTCCTGATCGCGGCCATTTAGTACAGCCAAATTCAAACGTCAGTCGGTTTTTGGATGAAACTCCAGAAACGTCCGGATGGCTGTCTCCAGGACACCGATATTCTCGAACTGGAGCTGGGCGTTCTCGTGAATCCTTTGCGGTACCACGGGCAGTAGTAGACGAGTTCTGGATTGCCGATGACCGACTTGTACGGGAACTTCCCAAAGAACTGCAGGAGATGGCTTTCATGAACGGCCTCGCGCCGGGAGACCTTGCTTTCCCGGGCGGTCGGCGAATCGTCCGAGCAGGGGCCAATAAGGTCTTGCTACTGGACATGGCCAACCCCTATCTCGATCAAAAGTTCCCGTTTGAGATGTTCGATTGGGATATTGAGATAGAGAATCCCTTGGGTTCTTCGGTCGTGAAGCTTTTGAAGTCGTTGCAGACTATCCTTAATAAGCTCGGTTCTCAAATCACTGAGAACGCCATCAAGATGAACAACAACATCTGGATTGGCGACCGAGACGCGCTGGAGCGGCACGAATGGCAGCAGCTCAACGACGCGCCCGGCTTGATGGTCAGGGTAAAGCCAGGCCGTATGCTCAAGCGCGAGAGCCCACCGGCCTTACCTGGCTCCGTGTTCCAAATGATCCAGTGGGTGGTCAACACCATGGATGTGTTGACAGGCATGGTAGACGTGACGCAAGGGCGACGCCCGGTAGGGATTGTGAGTTCGCATGCTATTGAGGCATTACAAATCGCTGCCCAGGTCCTGATTCGCTTACAAACCCGCAAGTTCGAGAACTTCTTAGAGCGCATTGGCCAGAAACTCATTTCGCGCGTTTTCCAGTTCTACACGAGTGATCGGTTAATGCACTTCCTGGGGCCAGGCAATCAGTTGCAGGAATTCTTTTTCGAGCGCCAGCGACTTCTCGATACGCGCGTTCCCCAGCCTGATGGAAGTACCAGGCCAATTGACCTTGCTCGCGACCTCAAAGATTTGCGGTTCATCGTAACGCCCGGTTCGTCTATGGCAGTGACTCGCATTCAAAAAGGCCAGATAGCTATGCAGCTCTATCAAGCAGGACTGCTTCCTGGTGTGGAAGTGTTGAAAGCCCTGGAATGGGAGGCTCCAGAGGAAATGGTGCAACAAGCTCGGGCCGAGGCAGCAGCCGGCGCAGCGCAATCTCCTCAACCCACAAAACGACTGAGAGTGGCCGCATGAAGATTCCCGATTGGGTCTACATATTCATTCGTAAGCTGCCAAGCAATTTCTCGGGCAATTTTACGGTGCATTGCGTCAACGGTGGTGTAACCGGCATAGATCGCAACGACCATTTTGACGAGAGAATCTTTCGTCAGCGCTTCAAAGAATACGAGGCGCAGCTAAAAACAGAGACAGAGGCTGAGCATGGATGATCCACGAATGTTGTCCGCCATTCTTGGCGGTCCGGGAGCTGGGCTTGTACGACAAGAGCCACAACCGCCCGATGCGCAAGCTGGCAACACGCTTAAAGCGCTTGGCGAGACCATGGGGCAGGGCGTGACATCACTACTGCTCATGTTGGCGGGTATGGGCTTGCGTGAGCTCCCCAGGCTTTTGCGTTCGGTGATGGACTTTAACGCGAGCGTGCAGGAAGGTCCGGAACAACCAGGCGCTCTGCCGACGCCGCAAGACCAGGGCATGCAGGGCATGCCGCCTCCAGGTCCTGGCGCAGGTATGCCCCCTGGCGCAGGTATGCCCCCTGGCGCAGGTATGCCCCCTGGCGCAGGGCAAATGGGGGGAGGACTTTCGCCAGAAGTAGTGCAAATGCTGATGAGAATGTCCGGATTCCCCGGTGGCGGACCACCGCCCGGATTCTAAGTTGGCTAAAGTTGTTGGGTTAACTTTCTCAAGTCAATTCACTATGGAGGTTCCGTTATGAAGGATGCAAAGATGGAAGGATATCCCAAGAATCCCAAGGGAAGTCCTCTTCACAGCCCCGTGTATACGGGCTCTGGTAAGTCCGTGTCCAGCAAAATGGGCAAGGTGGCTTCGTCTCGCAAGACATCCAGCAAGCGCTAACGAGCTATGCCAGCTCCAGGTTTCCCTACTGCTCCTCCGGTAACCCCAGGATTAACTCAGCCAGGGAGCGGTTCGGATGTAACAAAAACTCTCTTTTCATTGGCGCTCATGTACCGCGCCAACCCCAAAAGCGTGCAGTCAATGTTGAGCACCATTGCACGCTTACTCACCCCGCGTGTGCCAAGCTTGGAGCCACCAGATGCCATGCTGCCGCAGCCCAATATGGGCCAAGCGGCTCCGGTCAGCAGTGGCCAACCAATGCTGCCACGGGGGCCTTTTCCTATTGTATAGGAGCTATACATGTCAGACCAAACGTCGGTTGTTTCTCAGCCTAATAGCGGACAGCAGTCCGCATCGACTATGCCGGCTGAGCAAGGAAATACCGGTCATCAGACAGTTCCTACGACTGACGGTCAAGGGACGCAGCAAACGCCTGCTGCGCAACCCACGCCTCAGTCGTTTTGGAATGGCGACCCCAATCAACTCGCGCCCGATCTGCAAGCGATATACAAGAACATGCAGGCTGATTACGTGCGCAAGACTCAAGAGATCGCGGCCAGGCAACGCGAGTATGAGGCACAGCTGGCGCGTGCGCGCGACATTGAGCAGGCGTACAATAACCTGTATGGCCAGTATCAGCAGCAGCTGCAAAACTGGCAGCAGTGGGCACCAACCTTACAACGGCTGGCCGACCCAGCTGTTTGGAGCCAGGTTGAGTCAATCTTGACAGGGCAGCAATCGTCTCAAGCAACGCCCGCCAGCATTGTTGGAGACGATGAATTTGTTACTGGTGCAGTGTTGGCTAATCGCCTCAACCAGTTTGCGAGCGCTCTCGTAAATGGGTTGCGGACAGAACTGGCGCAGGCGTTAGGGCAAACGGTTCGTGAGCAGATGCAGTGGATACAGAACTACCATCAGCTCAGCGACGAGTTGCGTCGTTTGGAGATGGAACATCTGTACGGCCTCACCCCTCGGGAGAATGCAGCATTCGATGCTCGCGAACTGCTTCGCACTGCTGCAGAAAAGGGACTCACCGATTTACGTTCTGCATATCAATTGCGCTACGGCAGCGACCAAATCCGTCAAAGATGGGAAGAAGAGCGCAAACGGATTGAACAAGAAGCTTTTGAGCGCGGACGCAAGGAAGCCGAGATGGAAGCACGCAATCGCCAGCTCGGCATTATCCCAGGCACAACCGCACCAAAGCTTGAGTTCAAAAAAGAGCCCAGCAGCTACAAAGAAGTTGAGCAGACTCTTGCACAAAAACTTGCCTCTTTAGGCATGCGGCCATAATAATTCCTTTCAGCCGACTTACCCCTGTTTGCTGAAAGTGACACAGGCACACTCCCCTACGATGCATCATCTGAGCGGGAAGCCGGTATTCGTGCGGGGCACTGCTTACCACGAGGAGTCATATGCCGGTTTCCTTTACACAAGAAATTGAAGACTTGGTGAGCACGACCTTACCAAGTTACATGCCCACAGTAATAGATAACGTCTTTAAAAGTATTCCTTTAACAATTCGTCTGATTGAGCGGGATAACATCACCATCGATGGCGGGACGGAGATTCGTCAGCCGTTCATCTTCGATGAGACGCCCTCTGGATGGTATTCTGGGGAAGATTCGCTGAATGTCAGCGCTAAGCAGACCCAGACCGCAATGCGGTTTGACTGGAAGTTTGCTTATGCGTCAGTGAACTTGCCCATGTCTGAGCTGCTGCTGAACGCAGGGGCGTCAGCAATTACCAGCCTGGTGACCAGCAAGATGCAGACCGCGGAGATCACTCTGCGGCAGCGTATTGCTACCTCGCTCTTTTCCGACGGAAATGCTCACAACGGCAAAGAGCTGATTGGCCTGAGGAAGGCCGTTGACGACACCGGATCGTACGGTGGCATTGACCGCGCTTCTGCAGAAGGCGCAGTACTGAAGTCTTATGTCGATTCGACTGGTGGCAATATCAGCCTCGACTTGATGCAGAAGGCATTTGGTAAAGCGACCATCGAACCTGAACGACCTGACCTCATCATCACCACCCAGCGTCAGTATGACAAGGTGTGGGCACTGGTACAGTCCCAACAGCGGTTCACCCCCAATCAGGTGGGTGGGCTGCTGGGCGCGGCTGGGTTCAGCGCTATTGATTTCAACGGCGCGCAGGTCGTCGTAGACCAGAAATGCCCTCCTGGGGAAATGTACTTCTTAAATACCAAGTACATGAAGTTCGTGTTTCATCCCCAGAGAAGGTTTGAAGTGGAAGGTCCCTTTCCCGTTGCGAACCAGGATGTGAAAATCTGGAGAGTCCACGTCGCCTGTGCCTTCATTGTGCAGGCTCCGCGCCTGTGCGCTAAGATCACCGGCCTCACTGAATAAGCAATGGGATTGATTATTCTGCCATCTCAGAGAGAGCAAAAGAAGGTATATCGGGTCATCAATGTCCCGAAGTACCGCACAACCAATGTGCCAACGTATTTCCCGTTTCTCATGGCTGCGGCCATGGGCCTTCGCGACGCGAAGATGAACGGTTGCGAAGAGATTGTTGTCGATGCGCCTGGGTTACGACCCAGGCGCTATACGGTGCAGTACGTTGAGGAGTGCGTGAAGAAAATCCCTGCACTCAAGAAATTCAACCCCAATCGTAAGCTTTCCTGGGTTGAGAAATTACTTGCGAAGCATAATGTGCGCGTCAATAGTCTTTACGTGTAGGAAGGTCCTGCGTAAGCAGCGTTGTGTTTACCCCTATTTGTCGCAAAGCGACTAGGAGGACAGCATGGCTGTAATGGTTTTGAACCTGAGTCATATCGCACCCGTTGGTGTGGAAGATCTTAATCGCAATACCTCTTCGCCGAAATACAAACCGGGCGGCATGGCCTGGATGGAGGATGCGTTTGGAATGCGCCTCTTCCGTTACGGACAGAACCGTTCCGGGGCTACGCAGGCTCAATCTACGCTTGCATCTCGGGTAGGTAACGCAGACGCAACAACTGTAATTGACAACATTACTTCCGGCACGACGACTTCGGCTACAAAAGTGGGCGGTTGGACCGCCAACATTCACGTCGGATCTATGTGTTACGTGTTCGATAATGCTGATGCTGCTGGCGCAGCCCCAGAGGGCGAAGTAAGCATCACGATTGCGAATACTACGGACCGAGTTGATGTTGATCCCGATATGCCATACTCAGTAGCGCTTGCCGCAAACGACGATCTCCGTATGATCGGCACCTGGAACCTGGAAAATGCTGCTGATGGCGACAAAGCCTATACCGTTTTTGGCGTTGTCGTAGGCAATGACGGCGTGTCCAATAACAATTTTGGCTTCTATCAGAGCTGGGGCGTATGCCCGCAGGTTCTGATTAAGGCCGGCGCGCCGTTAGCCCTTGGCGAAGCAGTTGTTGCCGACGATGGGCGGGTAGGGCCTTCTGCCGGCAGCACTGACCCCGCCAACTTGCACATCGGCGTTGCTATTGCGCAGGTGAGTTCTGACATCGTAAGTGACAAAGCTCCGGTGTTTTTGACCCTCGATGTTGGAGTATCTGTGGGTACCGTAGACGCAAGCGCGTAATTTACGGATTGTTTACCACTGGCCGGGGCACTGCCCCGGCCTCTCTCTTTTGGGATATCGGGAACGACACTAACATGCTTGACACTAATCATTACGAAGGACACGACGGTCTACGCGACCCTCAGTGCAGCCAGGTCGTACAGTCTCCTGCGAACATTGTTGCTGAGCGCAGCGAAGTGGATACGAAACATCGGTCCCTGTCTGGCAATCTGCCAGCGCAAGACCGGCAGAGACCGATGATTATGTCCGTCATGCGCATCTACACGTCTCGCAGCGTCAGGAGCAGGCGATAGAGAATAGGCGATGCCAGAGCCGATTCATCCTTCTAAATCACGGATCATGATTGTAGTTCCCCGGTCAGTAGCCATACAGGTTCGGCGAGAGAAGGAAAAATTGCGTGAAAAGGTCACGCGGCGCGTGCGGGTGCCAAGGAAATAGTCATGATCACTTATACTATTCCTGATACTATTGCTGATACTATTTATAGGACAATCGAGGACATTTTGTATCCTCGATACAAGGACATTCCAAAGCGCAACCCCATCTCCCAGGAATATATTCCTATTTCTCCCCGTTATCGCTTGTATGTTCGTGATGTTGGAGG